CAATGGCACTACAACTTGGAGTGATGCGATAGCACAAGTTAAGTCAGACCACCCGAAACCATAAATGAAATATTTAGCATTGGTATTATTTCTATTGGTGTCTTGCACCTTTGCAGTAGATTCCAATGCAGAAACAAATACTGTTTCTTCTACAGTCACTGGTACTACCACTGTCGATAAATCACCTAGTACGGCTAATGCTCCTAGTGTGGTAATGAATAATCAAGATGTATGTACCTCAGGTGGATCAGTAGCTTTACAGACACAAATATTTGGTTTTGCTAAAGGCTCTACTGTTAATGATATCACTTGTGAACGATTAAAATTATCTCGTGCCTTATATGGTATGGGAATGAAAGTTGCTGGTGTTTCTGTTCTATGTCAAGATCCACGAGTTTTTAATGCTATGGAAATGGCTGGAACTCCTTGCCCAGCATACGGAACTATTGGCGAAACTGCTCAAGCCTATTGGGATTCTCACCCAACAGAAAGACCTGATTATAAAAAGGAGTCCAATGTTAAAAAATATCTTGTGGGTGGTGGCATACTTCTCGCTATCTCTACTGGCTTCCTCTTATTCTAAGGCATACGAGCAACGATATTATGTTGGAGATACTGGCCCCAGTGGTGGTGTTGTTACAAGCGTTACCCTACAATCTGTCTTATCAGATAGTTCTACTGAGTTGGTAGGTGATTTTGAAGAAACTACCTACACTTATATATATACAGAAACTATTGTTGAAGATGTACAATCTACTCAACAAGTAACAACGACCACTTATGAAACTGTGGAAGAAACCACAGGCGATATTATTAATAATAATAATTTAATTAATGGTACTGTCACTTGTACGACTCAAGGCACAGGAATTTATTACGATCCTAATGGGTGTGGTAGTCACACTATAAATTGGGATGATTCTCATATATCGACTGATGGTGGGTATCAATATCAAACAAACTTAAATGAATTTTTAACACAAGACGAAATTAATTATGGTTTTGATGTTAATGCCTCTAATAGTGTTTACGCATCAACAAACTCTGCCACTTGGTCTATAACCTTAAAAGTTGTAGATCCCAACACAGGGTATGACACACAAACAACTTATAGTTGGTTACTTAATCAAGGTACAAATAATTTTAGTTTAGGTCTTACTGTTGATGAGAACGATTATAGCACCAATACTATTTTGTATTCTACTTTCTATGGTAGTGATCCTAATGGTTATTATTGGTCTTTAGATGCTTATAATTTTAATGTGTCGATTGATTATTATTCAATTACACAAGTGATCTCAACTATTGAGCAAATTATCACTACTCAAATAGAAACTGCTCTTAATACAACAGAGTACGAATATGACTATAAGTATATTCCACCCTTAGATGATTTTATCTATGAACCTGAAATTGTTGCAGATTTTTCTATTGAGATAAATACTTTCGATGATGTTCTTACAATGGACTTTGAAATTGTAGAAATGGACACAGGCGAAATGCAAATGGAAATTACTACATTTGAAAATGACATGGAAGTCGATGTAGAAATTGTAGAATTAGAAATGGAGTCTAGTGAAGATACCCTAGAACCCACTAATGAAGAAGAACCTGACCAAGAAGTTGCTCAAGTTAAAGAAACAAAAGAAACGATTGGTGCAAAAATAATCGAACAAGTAGCCGAGCAAGGCGATCAAATAGCTTTATCGAATATCAAACTTGCTGTTATGGCTCAACTAACAGATACAAACGAATTTAATAACTACGAGTCAAAGGTAATTTTAGACAATAATGTCGATGACTATTTGCTAGTCACAATAGACGATCCTTATGGTGGTTTATTTGATTTAGCCCAAGATCGACTCATGGAAGAAATGGTAAATCAACAATATGGCAGAAATTGAATATGGTGGAATTAAAGTTAAAGGTGGTAAAATACTTATTATTATCTCTCTGCTTGGTACTTTGGGTGGTGCTTTGTGGGGAGGCTTTGAATTTTACAAAGATTATCTTGATATGAAAGAAAAGATACAGGAGTACACTGCTCCTAATCTATCTTATATTGAAGAAGAACTAGCTGTATTAAAATCAGAAATATCCTCTGTATTAGAAGAAGTTTCTCTTGTTAATGATGTAGCCCAATCTCTTAAAAATGATCTAAGAAGTGACATTAAACTAATGAAAGATGATATTAGAAACATTGATAAAATTGTTAATGATATCGAAGATAGAGTCAAAGCAAATGAAAGAGAAATATCAGATGACTTTAAACTCTTGGAGCAAGAGATATCTGATAAAATAAACAAAGCCTTAAACAATCCTTTAAATAATATGTCAGCGAGTACCAAATGAACATCGATTTTAAAACCATATTACCTTACATAGTTATTATTGCCTCTATTAGTATGAGTTGGGGTATGGGATCTCAAAGATTAGATGCCTTAGAACAAAAGGTAAATTCTATTGCTCAAATGCAACAAGACATCGCTGTCATTAAAGAAAAGATTATGTGGATTGAGTCTTATCTTATTAAAGAAAGATGAAAGTATTTCTTGTTCTATGGGTATGTATGCAATCTGCTACTTTACCCTTAGATAAAACTTGTTTTCAAACTGTTAATCAAAAAATTTACTATGACACAGTTCAAGAATGTAAAAAAGATTTTGACGAATTATCTGCAAAAATAATGTTTAACAATCCTGGTCTATATTTAACTATGTTTTGTACTACAAAAAAAATAGAGATCATTTAATTTTGATATAGCTGTTGTGCTTTATTAATAATTGTAAAACAAATTATTAATCAAACATGATGTGTATGATATCAACATTAAAAAAGTTTTATGCTACTTTTAAACAAGCATTACTTGGTTACGAAACAGGATTAGAAACATATTGCAGAAACGAATACCATGATAATTGGGAGTTCGCTGTAAATTATTTTAAACGATACAAAAAGTTTCCGTATTAAATTAAACTATAATTCTTCAGGGGGATAGAAATAAGGAGATGTATGTACAATACAAAATCAATCCTTGTTCTGTCGGATTGTCACTTTCCATATCAGAAAAAGGAATATTTTAGTTGGATTAAAAAACTAAAAGACAAAGTAAAACCTACTATGGTTTTGATGATAGGTGATTTGATTGATGCTCATAGCATTAGTCAACACCTACATTCCCCTGAATTAAAAAATATCAAATATGAGTTAGAGGAAGCCCGCTCTTGTATTAAAAAGCTAAGAAAAATATTTGATTGCCCGATGCCTATTATATGGGGTAATCACGATATCAGAATACAAAAGCTAGCGGAAAAATCCTCTATTCCTAACTCTTTTATTAAAGACATAAATGAAATATTAGGAATAGACCCTACTTGGAAATGGACTTGGCATAACAAACTCATTGTCAATTTACCTAATAAGACAAAGGTTTTCTTTACTCACCACTTTAAATCTAATGTATTGGCCAGTGCTAAAGAATTAGGTTTATCTCTAGTCGTTGGTCATCAACATACAAAGGCCAGCATTGAACTATTCTCTCACCCCTTATCTTTAAACTTTGCTATGTGCGTTGGTTCTAGTATTGAACCTAATCATGAAGCCTTCAAATATGGAAAAAATTTCATCAAAAGGCCAATTATTTCTTGTGGCAGTATCGTTAATTCTGTTCCTCAACTGCACCCAATGTTTTTAGACAGTAATGGAAAATGGACGGGGCAGGTATGAGCGATAAAATTAATCCTGACTATTACAAGAATAAACCAATAGAAACTATTGAGGCTATTCGTTCCCAACTTTCTGTCTCTGAGTTTAGAGGTTATTTAAAAGGGCAAATTTGCAAATACCTTTTTCGTTACCAAGAAAAAAACGGCATTGAAGATTTAAACAAAATGCTTTGGTACGCCAACTATTTAAAACTATTTGAAGAGCAATTAATCAATGTATGAAGAAATAAAACAACAAATCATAAAACACGAAGGAAAAATTAACAAAGTTTATAAAGATCACTTAGGCAACGCCACATTTGGTGTTGGTCACTTAGTGTTACCGACAGACGATCTACAGGAAGGAGTAGAGTACCATGATACAAAAATTATGGAGTTCTTTGAAAGAGACTTCGATCAAGCTCTTAATGATGCGAGGGTTTTCATTAAAGAAGAAAATGTTAGTCCTATTGCTTTTAGCTGTATTGTTAATATGGCTTTTCAACTGGGCCTAACAAGATTATCGAAGTTTAAGAAATTTCAATATCATTTAAACAAATGTGACTACACCTCTGCCAGCGATGAAATGCTCGATAGTGTTTGGGCAAAACAAACACCTCACAGGGCTGAAGAACTGGCAGAGATTATGAGGAGTATATAAACATGTTAAGTAATTTACTCAGTGGCGGGTTAGTGGGAAGTGTAGGAAAAATTATTGATGAACTGCATACTTCCGATGAAGAAAAAGGTCAAATAAAGATCAAACTTCAAGAATTAGAGAATGAATTAAATCAAAAGCAAATGGAAATCAATCTTGCTGATGCGAAATCAACAGCAACAGGAATTGGTGGAATTATGCAGAGATCGTGGAGGCCCCTTATAGGTATGAGTTGTGCTTTAGCGATAGCTTGGGAGTATGTAATTAAACAATTTCTGATGTTTGTATTAGCTACATTTAGTATTCAAACAGCACCTTTACCCGAATTAGATATGGCAACCTTATTTCCATTGGTGACAGCACTTTTAGGAATGGCTGGTCTTCGCAGTTTTGAAAAAAACAAAGGAATTTCTAAATGAGTACAGTTAAAGAATTAGAGTCTTTATTAAGAAAAGCAAAAAAAGAACTAAGAGAAATTAAAACTCATAACGGCTTCTTATTAGAAAGACTAGAACTTTCCCATGAAAGACTACATGAAGAAAGAAAGAAGAGATTAGAAATGACTCTTGATGATGTAGTTAAAATGCATAAGGAAAGAGCCTTGTATGAAGAAAAAATAAAAAAAGATAAAGAAGTTATTGAAACTTTAGAAAAACAAAAAGGGATAGTCTTAAATGGCAACCTATAAAGGTAAAAGTGTTCCTCTTAATAAGCCTATGAGGGGCGATGTTAAGAAGTTTAAGGTTTTTGTTAAAGACGGCGAAAAGATTAAGAAAATTAATTTTGGCGATCCTAATATGACAATTAAAAAAAACCAACCCGCTAGGAAGAAAAGTTATTGTGCTAGAAGCGGTGGCATTAAAGGAACTAATAACAAACTATCTGCGAACTATTGGTCTCGTAAGATGTGGAATTGTTAATGGCAAAAAAACAAACTGATACAAAGCCTATTATGCCAGTGGTTAAAAAGACAACCATAGGTGATGGCCGAATAAGTTTTTCGACTATGAATAAAGATAAGCGAAGAAGCTATAAACCATACAACAGACAAGGAAGGTAAAATGCCAAACTATAAAGGAAAAAAATATCCTTACACAGCTAAAGGATTAAAAAAACTAAACGAAGA